TTTTGATGTCTTTGGACTGCTCCTCGATTGCCTCTTTCAACTCGATAATCGGCTGAGTATTGAGGCCAAACAGCATGGCGGTACCCATGCCCAGTTCAGCATTGCCGACATGAGCAAAGGCGTCCGGTACGAAAATGGCCACGACAACCAGCGCGGCCACGATCATGTAATTGAATTTCTTCATGGTGATATTCCCAGTTAGATATGAAAGTTAGAAATGGCGTTTTTCAGATCTCCCAGCATCTCGCTGGTCAGCTCGCCTGAATCACTCAGAGAGCCATGCTCGCCAGCATCTCGCTGGAAAGCCTTGAATCCGCCCGAGGCAATCGCCGTAGCCTCGCGGCGGGAGTAACCGTGTTTCCGGAGAAACAATTCAAAGTCGCGGATGTCTTTGACATCGTTGCTGCCCATTCCCTTGACGCTGTCGATCAGGGCTTCGGGGTTCATACCGAAGGGGACGATGGAGTATTCCCACAGCTCGGCTGCGGAGATAATGCGAACCGGCTCATCCTCGTCATACTTCCATTCGCGACCACCAGGCAGGATGTCAAAGCCCACTGACAACCCGTCCAGGCTGCCGTCCTTCATCAGTTCATAGGCATCCGGTACATAGGAGAGCTTCATATTGAGCTGGCCGCGAACATGCAGCCCGGTGCTGTCCTCGCTGAATTCGGACTTTCCGGCCAGGCGCTCCAGGTCGTGATAGAGCGCCACGCGGATCTTGTTATCCTTGGTGGTCTTGGCTTTCTTGAATGCGCCCTCAATGATGATGTCGTTACCAAGGTCGGTATTGCCGAACACGGCGGCATAGCCTTCGAACTCACCTTTGTTGCCGCTAGCCTTGACCTCAAACGGGCAGCTAATTCTCTCCATCATTTCCTCCAAGGATTTCGCGGATCTGATCGGCAGGCCCCATGTTGAGCGGGACATGCAGATCATTGCCGTCAGGATCTTCCGGCAGGTTTTCTGCTCGGCGCACGTCGTTAATGGACATGGCTCCGATCATTCTCATATTGCGGTAATACTCGCCGCGCGATTTGCTATCGCCGCGCAGCAGGCCTCTAACATCGAACTCGATGTAATAGCCTTGGCGTTGTTCTTCGCGGGTCAGCAGTGTTGTGTTCAGCGCCTGCTCAATTCGGACCAGGTAAGGGCGCAGTGTGTATTGCAGGAAATGCAGGTTTTCCTGCTCGCTGTTGTTATGGGTTGCCCGGTCGGCTTCCATCAACAGGTGCAGCGGAACACGCCAGATCCGTGCGATCTCGGCGATCTGGTGTTTACGGGTTTCTATGAATTGGGCTTCGTTGTTTGACGCTGCCGTCGCATGGTATTTGGCGTCACCTTCCAGGATGGCAACCTTGTTGCTGTTACCTAGACCACGATGCATGTCTTCAAATTTTTCTTTGGCTTTTTTGCGCTGGTCGTCTGTCAGCCACTTTTCAAATGTGATGACACCACCAGGCCTGGCTCCATTACCAAAAAACCGAGAGCCGTACTCTTCCGCCGCAGCGGCCAACGCCAGTGAATGGCGATGCAGCTTAAAAGGCGGAAAGCCTTCCAGTTGACCCGCAGCACCAAATCCGCGAATCGGGATAATCTGGCCGCGCTCGTATGTATTTTGCTGGCCGTCTTCATTGACCAGATAACGAGGCACACCGTCTTTCAGTTGGGCTGTAACCACATCCTTGGCAAGCGGAACGATACCGGCAACACGATCACCTAGGCGCTCGGGTTTTGCATAGGCCATACCCTGGCAGCAAAGGCTAACCGTCAGCGCCTCGAAGAATTCCGCCGAGGTCATGTATGGGTTGGGCTGCAAATGGATCAAGCGATATAGCTTGTGATCCGTTGCTTTCACCCGGCCGTTGTCGGTCTTCTGGTAGAGGTGAACCGGCAGCGTACCGATGGTCTCGGAGATCAACCGAATAGCCGACCAGCTGGCAGAGATCTCTAAGGCGGTGGTATCGGTTACCACCCGGCCGGTATAGGTCGACCCATAGCCAAACGGACGCCAGCTCTCCTTCGAACTATCCAGCAGCGAAAGCGCATAGCCTTTCATGTCCGCATAGGCGGTCTTTGGGTGCGAGGCATACCAGGCCGAAGCCACGAGCGCCTGGCCGGTCTTTCGAATTAGACTCATATGTTTTCGCTATGAATTCAGGAAGTCATCCAGGCCGTCGCCGTCATCATCCGGCACACCCAAGAGCGACTTGGCCATGATGCCGGCGACACCGCCGTCGATCTTGCTCTCCCGGCCTTCCTTGTTGGGATAGATGTTTTCGTTTGCGTCCTCCTTGGCAACGATGTTGCTGACCATCCAGGAGAGGACGGGGTTGCCGTCATGATGCAACCGCCCGGCTTTAACCATGGCGTGGAACATTTTCATCGGCTCACTTAATTGTTTGGTGTTTTGCTGGATCTCAACCACGGCGGTATCAGCACCGCTGTTGTCGATCTCCTTTTGCAAACGCTGTGCGGTTTCGGTTGCACCCCAAGGGTCATAGCCAACCGATTCGGAATCGTGTTCTTTTACGTGCCGGGCCGCGTCATCCTCAATGACTTCATAGTCGATGATGTCGCCATCAGTCGCCTTGAGATAGCCTTCCTCGATCCACTGCATATAGGCGATGTGGTTCGCGGTATCTGGATCTTGAGCGGTTGCCTCAGGAACGTAGTATTCCCCGAACAGGTAGTAATGGACCTTGCCGTCATCCTCGCGGCGTTCGAACATATCGGCGCGGGCCGTGATGTCGTATTTGCTCGACAGGTCGAGCGTGGAGACATTGCGGCACCCTGTAAATTCAGCGCGCTTAATATCAGCCTCCTGCCGATACCACCACTCCATGTTCATCCAGGCATCTTTGGCACCGATCCAGATATTGAGATGCTTGGTCTTGAATGCGCCGGCCTTGCTGGCATCCTTTGATGCCTGGACCTGGTCATGCCGTAACTTGTCGGCAGTGACCGATACCCCGAGATTTGGGTTGGCCATTTCAAGTGCATCCGGGCTATCCCACGGGACATCTCTGTCGATGGTGAAGATGATGACGAACAGCCGTTCATCTTCCAGTCCATCAAGCACCTTTTTGCACTGCCGTTGATGGCGGTGACAGGGGCCTTCCAGGTTGTCGCCGGCAGTGGTGATGACCAACAGGATTGGCTGCAGCCTGGCCAGCATTCCGGTATCCATGGTGCTGTATAACGTTTCGTCCTGATGCTCGTGGTATTCGTCCACGATTGCACAGCTCGGGGATGAACCATCACCAGGCTTACCGATCACCGGCTGGAAGATTGATTCATCCTTCCGCTTCAGGTCTCGGGCATTAACCGCGACAGCGTACTTACTCCGGTAGTGCGGTTGCCGCTCCGCCATCAGCTTGGCTGGCTTGAATACCTCCAGCGCCTGCTTCTGCGATGTCGCTCCACAGTAAACTTCAGCGCCGGCCTCGCCGTCAGGAGCCAGCATGTAGAGACCAATCAAAGCGGCCAGCATCGACTTGCCGTTCTTTCTCGGGATCTCGACATAAGCCTCATTGAATCGGCGAAGGCCTGTTTCCCGAGAAACCCAACCGAACAGATTGGCGACGATAAACTTCTGCCAGGGCTGCAGCCTGATTCGACGCTCGGCACCACGCAGCTTTGCCCAGTGCCCCTTCACATGGGGAAACTTCTCCATGAAGCGAATAGGACGGGCTGCCTTGTATTCATCGAATACCCAGGGCCAATCATCGTCACCCTGCCGATCGATGTCCTTGACGAACCGATCAACCGCCAACTTTTCCCAGCGGTTAGCTTTGCGCTTTCCTGATCTGACGTCCTCTACATAATCCCAGACATCGGCGATGTGCCTTTTTGTCTGGTCATCAGAGATCGTCGAATTCATTTGGCCCGAACAGTTCGCCTTGCTTGGCTGCGTACCGCATCTCAGTTGCCGGGCTCAATCCAAAGTGTGCCGCCAGCTGGGTCAGCTTCCGGAAGTCGTCATTCATTTGGGCAACCTCAGGGCGCGACTTCCATTGATCGCCATGCCGCCCGGTAGTCTTGAAGGTCGGGCCTCCATGCTCATCGATAACAGCCCTATTGCTGGCCAGCCGAACAACAGCCCGGCAGAACTCCGCCAACAAGTCGGAGTACAACGCCTTCATCCTGTTCTCATAGAACAGCTGCGGACAAATCCGATCCCATACCTTGCGCTCTTCGTCATTCAGGTCGTCGGGACGAATCTCTTCAGACTTGGCGCGAGCCTCAGCCTCGGCTTGCTCGTGAAGCGCCTCATTCTCTTCGAGTGCCGCAGCGTCGTAGTCCGGGTGTTTCGCAATACTACTGGCGGAGCCTTGTTTGGGGTATGGGCCTCTATTGCTCATAAATTCACGCCTCAGAGAGGCACACGCCAGGAAAGGTGGTGAATCTCTCTGAATTACGCCTCACGTAAAAATGTCATTAGCCACCCGGTCTAGGGGCGTGAAGGTGGAAATTATTGACCCCCCCTACCCCTTTGCGGCTGATTGCCGAAGCCACCGTCTTCGGTGGCGGTCTTGGTGCTATGGCATGGCTGACAGAGAGCCTGCCAGTTGCCCTGGTCCCAGAACAGATCCATATCACCCCGATGAGGGATGATGTGGTCGACCAGGACCGATGGTGTTGTCTTGCCCTGGCGCTTGCACTCTTCACAGAGTGGGTGCGCTTGCCGGTATCGCTTGCTGGCTTGCTGCCAGTCGTAGTT